TTGGTCGATCACCTCGACACGATCCTGCGTGTTGCGGAGGACATCGCGATCCTGTTCGCGGTGAAATGGGCCGTCGGCATGGTCGCCTCGATCGCACAGGTGGTTGCGGCGCTTGGAACCATCGCCGGGGGCGGTGCTGCCGCCGGGGCCGCCGCTGCGGGCACCGGATTGCTCGGCGCGCTTGGTGCCGTCGCGGCGCTTGCCGCCGCCCTCGCCGCTGCCTACGGCGCCAAGCAGGCGCTCGATGCGGGCAGCGAGAAAGTCGAGCGCGGCATCTTCGGCGATCAACGCACCGATGAGCGCAAACGGATGCAGGAGGAAGGCGGCAAGCAGTTCTGGCAGCAAATTCCTAGTTGGCTGGGCGGCACGGGCGGCGCGACCGGAGGGCTAGGAACCTTGTGGAACCGCGCGATGCGAGGTCCCGAGAGCATCCAGCCGGGTTACAAGCCGCAATCGCTCAACCTCCCGCAAGACACCATCCAACGCGGCGCCGCGATCACCGCGCGACTGGCAACCGACCTCAACCTGACACCGCAGCAAGCCGCCGGCATCACCGGCAACCTTCAGGCGGAGTCGGGCTTGCGGGGTGTCCAGGAACGCAACCCGATCGGCGGGGGACGGGGTGGCATCGGCTGGGCGCAGTGGACCGGCCCGCGCCGCGATGAGTTCGAAGCCTACGCCAAGGCAAACAACCTCGACCCGAAAAGCGACGAGGCCAATTACGGGTTCCTGTTGAAAGAGCTTCACGGTCCCGGATCGGCCGGAATGTTGGAACGGCTGCGCGCCCTCTCAGGACCCGACGCCGCGCGCAAATCAGCCGCCATAGTCGAGCGCGAGTATGAACGCCCCGCCGTCAGCAACGCCGAGACACGCGGAAATTACGCCGACCAGATCGCCAAGGCACCGCCCGTCGCCAGTGGCCCGCCTGCCGATGTCCCGTGGGACATGCCGCGCATCAACGGCTCGGTGGATGTCGCGATCACACACCGCAACCCGCCGCCTAATTCCGCCGTCACCGCGACCGGCTCGGGGTCCGTCAACGTCGCACCGCCGCGCGTCGAGCACGGGCAACTGGCCGACATATGAGCGGCATCCTCGGCCAGATCAGCGGCGGGATCAGTGGTGCAAACCGACTGGTGCAGACTGTCGGCAGCACCGTCACCGACGTTGCCAAGCTGGGCCAGACGCTCGGCCTATCCGGCGCGGCCGACAATTCTGGCCTGTCGTTCGCCGGTGGCTCATGGTTCCAGCAGCTACAGCCGGGGTCCTGGCGCGGGGTGGGGTTCGTGCTCGATGCCGGCCAGACCAAGGCCGGGCGCCGCGTCGCGATCCATGAATACCCCTACCGCGACACCGCATGGTCCGAGGACCTGGGGTTGCTCCCGCGCCGCTTCACGGTCGAAGCCTACCTGACCGGCGATGATGTCTATCAACAGCGCGACGCCATGCTGAAGGCGTGTGAGCAGCCGGGGGCGGGCACGTTGATCCATCCGACGCTCGGCAGCCTGCAATGCGTGCTGCTCGATTTCACAGTGACCGATCGGCGCGAACGCGGCCGGTATGTCGAAGTCGCGCTGTCGTTCATTCTCGCCGGGGACGTGCGGTATCCCTCGACTGCGCTGTCTACCGGCGACGCCATTACCTCGGCCGGCGCCGCGCTCAAGGCTGCGAGCAAGGGCGATCTGGGCGGCGTCCTCGCCTCCGTGACGTCCTCGGTGCATGACGTCACCAGCGCGGTCGGCAAATACACGTCGATCGCGGGGACGATGGTCAACGACGCCTCACGCGTATTCGGTGCCGTCCGGGGCCTGAGCGGGTTCTTCGGGCGGTTCTCGACCGGATCGCGCTCCACGCTGCTGCCGGTCACCGCGACCATCCAGAGCGCTCTGGGCGCCGCTACGAAGGCCAGGACGCTGGTCAATTCGAGCATCGATCTGGTCAACCACGTTGCGGGCCTGCTGTGAGCGCGCAATCCGACAGCTTCGCCGACGCCGCCGTGCAACTCGCCGACGCCCTCGCCGCCGCCGCCAATGATCCGGCCGACGCGATCCGCCTGTTGCTGCCGTTGACCAACTGGGTCCCCGCGCCGGTGCGTGGGACGGGGCCGCTCGCGGTCAACGCGCAGATCGCGCTGGACGCCATCGCCAGCAACCTGCGCTGCGCCGCCTGCGCTGCCCTGGGCGGGGCCGTGGGGGCGTATCAGCCGATCAGCTACCAAGACGCGATGTCCGTCCGCGCCGCCGTCTGCGGTGCCCTGGACGCGGAAGCGACCCGCGCCGCCGACGATGGCCGCGATGCCGTCTATGCGGCACTGCGCGACCTGCGCTGGACCGTCGCCCTCGACCTCGCGTTGCGTGGCGCCAATCTCGCGTGGCTGGTCGAGGTCAGGACCATCGCGCCGATGCCATCGCTCGCCGAAGCCTGGACGCTCTATCAGGATACGACGCGCGAGCCGGGGTTGGTCGCCTCGGCGGAGCCGGCCAATCCGCTGTTCCTCGCGCCAACGTTCCCGGCGCTCAACCGATGAGTGCCGCGCATGGCGTGCCACCGCGCGGGGCGCCGGTTGGCGCAACGGACACCCTCACGCTCAAGGTCGGCGGCAAGAACCTGACCGGTTGGCAACGCGTCGCCGTCACCCGCTCGATGGACAGCGTGCCCGCTTCATTCGACCTCCAGGTGACCGAGAAGTATCCGCTGGCGCCGGACATCGATGTGAAGCCGGGGGCGCCGTGCACGGTCTCGATTGGCCCCGACCTCGTGCTGACCGGCTACGTCGACCGCTACGCTGCAGGGATCAGTGCCGGCGACCACAATGTGCGCATCTCGGGGCGCAGCAAGAGCGAGGACTTGGTTGACTGTTCCGCGCTGTTCGACACCGCCGGCACGGAGCCGGGGATGCAGAAGTTGAGCGGCACCGCGCTGTCGATCGCACAGGGCCTCGCCAAGCCCTACGGCGTGACCATCAACAGCCTGAACGGCGATGGCGCGACCATCCCGCAATTCAACATCAACCTGGGGGAGACCGCCTGGGAAATCATCGATCGCGTGACCCGCTATTCGAAGCTGGTCGCCTATGACCTGCCGGACGGCTCAATGGTGATGGCACAGGCCGGTAGCGAAAAGATGGCGTCCGGCTTCGCGCTCGGTGCCAACATCGAGCACGCCGATGTCACCTATTCGATGGACGAACGCTTTTCCGACTATGAAGCGCACTTCCTGTCGACCATGGCATTCGGCACCGACGCCGGGGTGAACTCGCCGACGATCGGCCAGATTGTGAAGGACGACGGCGTGCCGCGTTTTCGCAAGCGCTACATCGTCAGTGAGCAAACCATCCTCGGTCGCCCGATCGCGTATGACCGTGCGGTGTGGGAACGCAATCGCCGCTATGGCCGCTCGCAGGTGTTCAGCGTGGTGTGCGACAGTTGGCGCGACGCCGCCGGTGCGCTGTGGGCACCGAACCACCTCGCCCCGATCCAGGCCAAGGCGCTCAAGCTTCCCGCGCCGAATGACGACGTGTGGGTGATCGCGAGCGTCAGCTACCTGCGGGACGAAAACGGCCAGCACGCCGCGCTGACCCTGATGCCGAAACAGGCGTTCGATCCGGAGCCACTGTCGTTGCAGAACATCCCGCCGATGATCGGCGACACGCAGGGCAACAATCCGACCAAGCCGGACACGTTCAATCCGCCGGCCGCAACGGTGGCAACGTGAGCGCCGCCGATCGGCTTTATCGCCGCGTCATGATGATGCTGGCCCCGGTCAAGATCACCGCGACCGATGACACCGGGCCGGTGCACCGCGTGCAGGTGCGCGCGATGGCGCCGGAGCAAATCGACAACGTGGCGGTTCTCCAACTCTACGGCATCGTGTCGCACGCCCCGGTGGGCAGCGACGCAATGGCGCTATTCGTCAGTGGGGATCGCTCGAATGCGGTGATCGTCGCCACCGGGCATCAAGCCTCGCGGCCGCGCGACACGCAGCAAGGCGAGTTCATGATCTACACCGACGAGGGCGATAGCGTGCTGCTGTCACGCGGCAAGATCATCGCCATCAAATGCGGCACCAGGGTCCACATCGATTGCCCGCTGGTGGAAATATCGGGCGACCTCCATGTGACCGGCGAGATAGTGCGCGGCTTCGGCACCGGCGATCAGGTCACGCTCGGTCAGCACACGCATGTGCAGCCGTCCGACTCTGACGGCGACGGCGAGTTCCCGACCTTCCCACCGACACCAGGGACCTGATCATGTCAGATAGCTGGATCGTCGACGCCGGCCTACCGCTGGTCACCTCTCCCGATCCATTGCCGCCTGCGAACCTGTCGGGGGACATCCGCATCCTGTGGGACAACCGCAACGCGCAAGGCGACTGGATGCTGGCGGTCGGTGATCTTCAGACCGGCCAGGACCTGGAGACCGCCTGCCTCGTGTCGCTGTTCACCGACAAGCTCGCCACACCCGATTTCATCCC